CGCTACAAATAAGCTATCTTGGCTTTCATCAACATAATTAGGGTTAGACTTTGGCCGTTCTTGCGGATTGATCTTGTCATCTTTTGATAACTTACGGGTTAAGAATGACCATGCTTGATAGACCGGTTGACTCATTACCTTAGAGCGGACTTCACTGCGTACATTGCGACGCAATTCATCATGCTGACGTTGCATTTTCTTTAATGACTTAGCTCTGGCATTACTCAACCATTGCATGTCACCAGTGGCCTTTGAGGACAGCACATCGATAGCGGCATTAGTCGCATCTTCACCGAGCTGTTGGTACTCAGCAAACTCTTGCTCAGTCATGCCAGCTTGTTCGGCAGACTCAAACAAAGGCATCATGCTCCTGCCCTGCTCGGCTAATTTGATTTGTTCTTCACTGGCCAACATTCTGTCAAACACAGCACGAACTTCCGGTGATAAAGTGCCGGCTTGTGGGTGTGCTTTGATAAAGTCTTTAATCGATCTGTAGACCCCAAGCAACCAACTTCTAAAAGTTTGGAATGATCGCTGTAATTCAAGACTAGGCGCTTTGCCGGTTAATAGATAATGCTCAAATGACTCGGCTGTTTTCTCATGGTAAGAGCGCTTTTCTTCAAAGCTCATACTATGCCATTGGTTTAGCTGGTCATGAATATCACCTTGTAGCCCATGCCAAGTAAACAAAGCAGAGACATCATCAATAATGGTTTGCTCACCCTTTGAAATAAAAGGTAATGAAGATAATTCAGAAGCTAAAGCAATATCGGCTTCAAAGAAGTAATGCCCCATCTCATGGAGCATGGTAGATAGGTCAGCGTCTTTTAACGCTGTGATGGTGTTGGTTGAGGGGTTGAAGCTACCTCGGTTTTTTTCAATATTGTTTTGAAAAAATAAATCATTAAATGATCCAAGTGCTTTTGCTCTTGATTCATCTATTCTAGGATCATAACGCTTAATGTTTGTTATGCCCCGTTCTTTTAATAAAGAGACAGCGGCTTCATAGCCTTTACCTTTAGGAACAATAGCGCCATCAAATTCATGAATGCCAACCGCCCTTCCGATCTTGCCTTCAAAATAATGGCTAGGCATATTCTTTAATTGATTCATGAAGTCATAAACTTCGGTCATCACATCTTCCGGCACATCCTTATAATACTCTTTAAATCCCCTTAGTCCTTTAGATGCTAAGTCAGCTAAGGCTTCACTTGATTGATTTGAATAACCAGCATCTTCATTTCTGTAAGGTGCTAAAGCTTCAGTTAGTGATTCAAAGTCTGAATTAATCTCGTCCTTAAGCTCATCCATTTGCTTATCGCTAATTAAATCCTCTCTAGCATCTTGTAACGATTTGATAGTTTTAAATTGTTTGGCTGCATGAGCGCGGATTGAACCAACACCGTAGTTAAAGTTCTCGCCACCACGCACCGTCTTGGTCATTAACTTAACAACAGTATCTAAATTATGAGGCAGATACTTTCGATTGCCACTATTGGTATAGCCATCAAAAATCTTTTCATCTTTAATGAGATTTGAATAATTGTCAGTAAGCCATTCATTAAACTCTTTTTGATCTATCTTGCTCCTCACCTTTCCAAGTAAAGCGCTTGTATCAATAACCTTTCCGAGCTTTAGCTCTCTTCTGGCTTTCTCAATATTATGAGATGCCTTTGAACGTATAGCTGCCGATATATCAAAATCAACATCAGGCTTGTTAGGGTGCGTAGCGTTCCATTCATCAAGGGCAGCTCGGCCAAATTCGACTCCACGCAGATCAATATCACTTTTAATGAATTTCTGCAATGACTTGGGTACTTGAGTCTTTGGCTGATAGGTTATGGCGGGAGCTTTACCTAAACTTTCTAGGTACTGGTATTGCAAAGCAAGATTATCGCCCAAGCCTTTGACGAGTCCACGATCTAATCTTTCAGCAGTAATGCGTGACGACCAATCATCAGCCTCTTGTATCTTCTTAGCAGTTTCGGATAAGTTACTATTGGCATTCTCTATAGCTTTTTGATCGCCTATATAAGAAACATTAGGGTATCTAGGTGAATAAATATCTGCATTAAAGAATCTGTTTTTTGCAGAGGCTTGTGGGCCTAGATTGTCTTTGTTGGCGATTAAAGTAATTTCACCAAAGGCATCCATAGGATGATTCTTATTGACTACAGCAACAGAGGGAGCCGGTATGCCACCTAATTTGTTAGCATGTAATAAATTCTCTAGGCTTAAGTTATGAACTAAGGCAAGGTTTATGGAGCTTTGGTTTAAGGTTCCAGATTTAGAGTTTCCAGATAGCCCAGATGCTCCGGTCCTAGTGGCTCCTCCATCGCTGCTAGCTTGATATAATTCGTCCGAGTAAGAGGAATTCCATTTTTGGTCATGTATTCCAACAATGGATCCGTTCCACTCAGGGAGATCGATTCCGCCTGCGGCTTCGAGGATTTGTTTTCTTGTGTCTTCAAGGCTTAGTCTCCTTTTCTTATATTGTTCCCAGATACCCTCTATTTTAGCAACATTTTTCGCCTGTGACTTAAAACTTGCGGTGTATAGCTCTCTAACTGCTTCCCAGGTAATAGACTGCATTTCTCTGGGTAAAATATTTTTTTTCTTCGCAGCGCGTCGGTAAGCTTCTGCGTAAATACCATAAGTACCTTTCGACCCAAATATACTAGAGTTAGCTACTCCTCCACTTCCAAAGTTATGCGTCACTTCAAGCGAACCACCACTTAACGGCCTTAACAGCGCGGCAGCAACAGCATGTGTATCGATTGTTACATCTCCATGCTTACTGTTCGGGTCAAAAATATTGTTGTAAAAGTTTCTAACTTTATGCTGCTCACCTAGTGATGCAGAAATATTTTCAATGCTACTATCATAAAATACAGAAACGGCTTTGCCTATTTCTGAAAATGATCCCCATGCAGTCTTGCTTCGTGTTTTACCATCCGCATTGAGTATGTAATCACCAAACGTACCTTCGGGTGTAACTACTCTGTAGCCGCGTTCGTTATAGGTTTGATCGTACACACGCAACCACTTAGATCTTAATATATTATCGTCTAGATCCCCTAATTTTTTTCCTGCAATCATTTCTATGTCATTGCTACTATACACTGGCAACGATTCAGCAGTCTCGGTCATTTTATCTGACCAAAGAAAATCCTGCTTAGTAGTTAAAATATCTAAAACTCGCTCTGCCAAACTGACGTTCTGAAACCAGTCTTTTTGAGGGGATAAAACCGCAAGGACACCAGAAACCTGAGCATCGCTAATACCATATTTTACGGCCCATCTATCAGCAATTTTTTTTGCTCCGTCATACCAGAGCTTTGATCGGCTTCTAATGTCTTCAGGAACCTGATCGTGCAGCCACAGCAAATTATCAACAGCATGCTTTATAAACTGTTCAGCAATCTTATCAGGCGTATCTGCTGATTTATTATCCCGAAAGTTTATATAGTTTCGGATAACTTCAGTATTCTTTGCGAAAGCCTTCGGATCCATTTTGGCAGCTTTAAGCCCAATAACAAGCATCTTCTCCAGCGGGTTTTCAAGGCTTGCTACTGCCGATGGCAATCTTGTGCTGACAGACTGCTTATAAGTTTGTGAGCTGACTTCAGGTGCATCTTTAAAATGATTACCATAATCAATAACTGGCACATGACTAATGCCTAACTCTTTAGCTGCATAGGCACGATGACGGCCATCTTCCTTACCATTTGCTCTTATCAGTAAAGGGTCTAAAGTATTACCATTAAGAATATGCTCTTTAAGCAAGTCGATGTTTTCACGCGACTCATCATCCATAGTCAATGGTTTGACGGCAGCTAGGTATTCATCAGGAGTGACATGGACCATACGTCCACCATCTTCTTTAAACGTACCCTCTCCGTACCATTCATCACGATGCGCTAATGGATAGCCATCGCCCTGATTATATTGCTGACCACCTAAACTTTCAGCAGCAAAAGTAACCTTATGCTTTTCGTACATTTCTTCCGGTGTGATACCTAATTGCTTGGCACGGGTAGTAACATAAGCGGTATAAAGAGTCGCATCAAACTCATTCTTGGTTTTACTAAAACGACCCAAACTATTAAGTTGTTCAAGTACACTTGCCTTTACTCGATCAGCAGAGGCCTTAAACTCATCAGTAACTTGATTCTCTGCCATGACACGCTCAACATGCGCTTGCATTTCTGAGGCATGATTAGTCATGTAGTCTTTGGCTTCAGCACGGGTATAGTCTTCACCCTCAACACGAAGGTGATCGACTAACTCTGGCGCTAAGTCTGTACCGGCAATGTGCGTAACGTAGTCGGCTATGGGTATCTTGATTTCACCGCCAGTCGCTAAGGCTTCAGCAATGTTTTCTTCAGTAATGCTGGGCAGTAACTCGCTTAATTTCTGAGCTACACCCGATTGCATCAAAGTCTCGGCATTGATGTAGAGATTTTGTACTGGACCATTCTCAGAGACTTCAGTCGCAAAGTCATGGATGATAGTCGGATCGCGTTGTAGAACTTTACTAGCAGCAACTACTTTGTTCAGTTGCTCGATGTTTAGGGCTGTGCTTTCAGACTTTTTGGCTTTGCTAAAGTCAATGTTAGCTACCTTCTGTACACCTTCAACTGTCTTTAACAAGGCTGTATTACCACCCATCCCTACCACAGTAGCAACTAAAGTTTCAGCCGCAGCCGAGGGTATGGTCGCCAAGTAGTCTTTTACCGGCTTCTCTGGGTGCTGGACTAACCAATCATTTAAACCTTGCAAGACAGTTGCTGCTTGTTCACCCACTATTTCAGGCACAACTTGGTGCATCATCGTTTTGAATATTGATGACCCAGCTTTCAGATCGCCAAATAATTTATTGATACCCCATGCTTCAGTAGCATATTCAATAGCCGCAGTAGCGCCCGCATGAATAGTTGCTTTAGGTGTGCTGATACCTAGATCGACATCTTCACCATAGGACTGACCAAATGATTGAGTCGTCATGGTAGGGAGAACTAAACTAGGATTGCGGGTATAGATTGCAGCGGCCAGTAAAGGTACATTCTGTGCAAACGACATACCGCCAGAGACAGCCCCTTTTCCTAATATCGTTTCTGCATCAGGCTTATAATAATCTCGCCAGGCTTCTTGGTTATGTCGTAATGCTTGAACAGACTCAGCTTGCTTATATAAAGGGTTATAGCCTTCTGGAATTAACGGATCAACCAGATCACCAGTATTCTTCATGACAGCTTCAACCGCGCCCAAAGCACCGGCTGTTCCTGCATACGCCCCAGCCGCTAAGGTACTGGTAGTATTTTTGCCAAACTGTAGCGCTGTTTCAATGCCACTGAGATTAGTAATATCATCATGAACAATGGCGGCTTTGTTGGCGCTTGATAATAAATAATTAGTGTGTGGCGCTGTCTTAATCAGCGAATCATAATCTACCGAATCTAACTGACTTTTGCGCTCAATAGCTTTTTGGTCTAAACGAACGGAATCAACAGGTAAATTATACTGTTTAGCTAACGATTGAAGTCTAGCTTCTGCATCCGGCTGCTTATCAACTGCAAACTGCATACCCATTTTGGCACTTGCGATAGCGTCATTATCAATTATGTCTTCATATGATTGCTGATCTTCCATTAATTAATTCCCTTATGCGCTTTATAGGTTGATAGGATGTAATCATCAGAAGGTGAAACACCACCATTCTTTGCTTTATAAAGCTGAGTTATCTGCTCTCGATCGTCAGCAGGCACAACGATAACGTCAGTGTCTTTCATTTGTGCTAAAGTTGATTTATTAGTACCCCAAAAACGACCCTTTATATCTATCTGGGTAAATAGTTCAGCGGCCTGTTTTTTGATTTCATCTGGAGTTGCTTTACGACCTACCGACTCTTCAAAATTATTGAGCTTGGTTTGAAATTGTCCATAAATCTTACCCACCTTTGCTGAACCTTCCGCATCATCCGGCTTTGGATTAGGATTAATACCTATCTCGCCCATATAGTCATCAAGCACCGCCTTTGCTGGCCTAACTGTGGTTATGTCGCTGTCTTTGTTATCGTCAAGCTGTAGCTTTTGCAGAGTACGTAGATCGCTGTCATTTAACTGATCTCTAAATGCGAGCAAATTGGTTAGCTTTAACCTAGCTGGATCTCTATAGAGTTCATAAAATAATTTATCATCAGTCTCAATCGGTATGCCTTTGGCTGTTTTAACCGCGAAGTCCTGGACAGCGCCAATTTTATCACCAGGTATCTGACTTTTTAGCGACTGAGGAACGGCATTTATATCCCCGCCATTCTTATGCAGTTCTGTCATCACTTGAGAAACTACGGAATCTTCATTCTGCTTTATAGCTTCGTTATGTACAGTCCACCCATGTTCTGTGTCAGAAATCGTTTTCTTAATAAGATCAGCTGAAGCATTTGGGCCTAGCATGGAGATAGCTTTAGCAACCGTATCTTCTTTAGTCCATTGCGCAGGCTTGCCCTCCCCTGCATTAAATTTAGTTAGATTCTTAGCAACATAATCTATAGTTTCAGGTCGCATCAATGCTAACCAATTACCATCTTTAGCATTAGCAATAGCGGTTTTCAATGCGCCAGGACCTCCGTTATAAGCTGCCCAGGCTTTCTGTAAATCACCGTGATTATCTTGCAACTGCTTTTGAAAGTATGCCTTGCCGATAGCTAAGTTATACGCCTCATCATACTTCCACTTATTCTCATCCCAAGGAAGCCCGGCTAAAGCAGCTGCTTCTGGTCCAGTATCTTTCATAACTTGAGCTGCACCGACCGCACCTTTTTCGCTGGTAACAGGCTCTGGGGTGTCATGGAATACAGATAATCCTGCTTTCAAGCGTTGCTTTGCATGTTCAGTAGCTACCTTAACAATGTCGTCAGGAGTTTTATCTTCATTGTTGTGAGTCAATAACCATTCTTTTTGTTTTTCACTTAAGGTAGGTACTAAGCTCGGAATCTCCATTTCCTTACCATTGATATTGACACCAATAGTCAGCTCGGTAGAGATGCTGCCATCAGGGCGTTTCAGTTCGCCAAAGTAGCCGCTGCCTTTGGCTGTGCCATCATGACGCAAACCATAAAACTTAGTGCCAGCAGGATATTGCCCAGTAGCTGACTCCGTGCTTTGCATTACGTTCCATGCTCTAGCGCCATCACTGGAATCTGACTGTACTTTCGCAATTTCATTAGCTTGGGATGCTGTACTTAGAGCGACACCATCCTTTTGGCCGTTTGCGATCTTTGCATAACCGGCAACCAGATCATCGGTATTCATATTAGGCGCAAAGTTCTTCATGATATTAAGGGCTGTTGGAATGCTGGTCGCATCATTTCTATCTAACGCACTATTAATTACTTTATTCAATGCCCCAGAGATATGCGTCTGAGCAATCACCGCTCCCGCCTCTGCACCTTGACCATTGGTTTTCGCTAGTTGCGCACTATTGAGCTTGATCTGATCGATGGACTTTCTCATGCCATCATTGTCATTGTAGTTATGATCGATGTTACTAACTTGTGCCGCGTTATTAGCCTCCAGTGTAGACCTCACATAGACGCGATGTTGTTCTGCCTCATGACCCATTAGCGACTGGCGCATACTCGTCAGCATAGGCATTGAATGGGCGTTGAACATTGCTTTCTGTTCATCATCACCCAAGGTATCTAAGATAGCCTGCTGTTGCTTGACCATGTCATCGTAAGCAATGTCCGAAACAGTCTTGCCGTCAGAGCCTAAGAAGGCTGCTTCACCTGTTTTATTTAATGCACCATCCGGACCATACATTGCATCCTGCAAATGCGTCATCATCTTTGTGTTGGCATCTAAAACACGGGCATCACGGGCCTGCTTTAGCTGATCTTCATAATGCTTAACCGCTACTTTCTGTGCATCATTGGCTAAGTTGCCGGCTAACTCTACACCATAACCGAGAGCGGCTTTCTCTGTGCCACCCATGAAATCATCGGCTGTGTAGTGAGTCGTTTGCCTTACATCAGGTAAGCCTTGTTGTGAAACAGATTGCTGATATTCTGGAACTCTCATTTAACTAGCCTTTATGGTTTACCAACTGCTGCCCCAGTAGCAGCCTTTCCGCCCCCACCAGAACTTGCATAAGAAGAAGCCGCGCTACCAACTGAGCTTAAAATTGATGTGCCAGCCGACATTGCCCCTATCGCTGCTGGATTAATGCTGTTGGCTTTCCATGTTTCCATAACAGATGAATTTCGGTCATTCTGGCCTTGGATACTATATCCCCATGCTTGCCTAGCCGCATTAGACTGAATGGTGTTGACATCGATACCACCTAAGAATTTTGTCGATGCAAATAAATCTTGTGCGGACCCTTGCGTAACATCGATTCCGTTTGCAGACATTTGAGCGCGCTGGTCACCAATCATGGCGGCTTCTTTACGCATTGCGTTTTGAGCCTCAACCTCACCTTGTTGCAATGATGATGATCTATTTTGAGCATCTATAATCGCGTTATTATTAGCGATTTGGGCGTTGTAATTGGCAGCTTGCTTGGCGGCATCAGCAGCTTGCGCGGCTTGCACACCTTGCATAGTGGCCGAGCCGACGATTGCGACAACGGCAACAACGGCAATCGCTACAAAACTCATGGCAACACCTCACGGCAAGAAATTAATAACTGTTGTTCATACTCTTCATAATTTTCAGCTACCAGCGACTTCTCTAGTTTTTCAATATCCGTCTCATCAGTAACGTGAATGGTTGTGAAGAAGGTATCTTCATGCGTTGCTAATATGCGCTTAATACCTGGTCTTGAATTAAATACATGGTATCCAGTGTAACGAAAATTGCCATCGTCATCGGCTATATCAATATCGCCATTCATAATGCACAAATGCTCAGTTTTATGAACTTTGCCAGTAATCATCATGCCTTTTGGCATAAATATCTGTCTGGCATAGATACCTTTGCTGAAGTGATGAACGACATCTAAGTGAACTTGAGGGGATTGGCTTAAGATTTCTTCAGCAGAGGTTATAGCCTCTCTAAATGAGCGTGGGTTTTGGGGGAGTAACTTCGCTAATTCGTTTAACATCGCGCACCATTTCAAAGCGTATTACAGGGAATCCTGGCTTGATCTCAATGGTTTCTTCGAATGTAAACCCTATCGTCTTCAGCCAGCGGATCGTCATTTTATTTCGGCAATCAACTATGTTAGACAATATAGGCCATCGTTTGGACATCATCCGCACGATATGCTTGGTACGACGGGTTAGATTAATGACATGGCTATCCATTGCATTAGTGACTAGCAACCAAGGATTACCGGTAATGGAACAACCATAGATACAAACAAGGACACCATCAGCAAAGACGGCAAAACAGCAAGCCTTCTCAGAATTACCGACTGAAGCAACAACACAATCCAGCGTACCTAAATCCGTTACCGCTTCAATCTCATCAATATCAACCTGACGCATGTTCTCAGCCAGATTGACCATGTCCTCATAAGTGGGAAAGCGCTTGGTAACTTTAACCGCCAACGGCCACCTCAGTGGTAATATCCACAATCGTTAAAGGCAGTGGATCCGATTGACGTATCGTGACCCGTCCAGATGGATTGAATTGCGAGGTAACAAATAGAGGAATCTCATCGGTGATTAAATCCGGAGCTGTGCCAGGTGTTTCATAATGCCTAGTCTTGACCGGTGTTAAATGTGCCGTATCCGGTCCAGCACTAAAGCCACCGGAGTTATAAACACGCACCCATATCTTGTTAATGTTCTTAATGCGTGACTGGCCTAACGTTGCATCACCTGTTATAGCGACAGGAGTAGTAGTAAGATCAGCAGTAATCGGCAATCCTATCTGTGCCTTAGTGACTGCAAAGGGTAGTGTAATAGCCCCACCGGTCACGACTTGTTGAGGCATGACAGCACCATCACCTAAGATAGCGACCGTTTGTCCTTCCAAATGCCCCAGACCAGAGATAGCAGTCGTTGATACGCCACTATAGGTTAAGCCACAATCGACAAAGAAAGCATCTTCTGGATCGGTAAAAAACCGCGTATGTAGCATTTCAATATAACGCTTAGTGACGTTATTGATAGTTCGCTTAACAATGACATACAGCACGTCAGCATTGTTCTCTGAGGTAGTCACACAAGATTCAAATAAGCCATTGGTCGTATCATGCTTATGCCATGCCGAAACTTGTTGCTCCGGTACATACGTCAATCCTAATAAAGACCCTGCGCTATTAATAACCCAGATAACCGGTACAGGCGCTCGCGATAAGATAAAGTCGGAAATAGTGGTCGTATCAAATAAATGTGGTGCTAATAAGCACAAGTCATTACTGACATAACCAGAGCTTTGCCACGAATAAGACATCTCACCAATATGCCCGCCTTGCGCTTGGGGATAGAGAATGTATTTATTCACAAACACCGGTGCGACAGTTGACGTACCGTTTTGGGTTTGAGTTTTAATGTTTAAGGTCGCTGCCGTTAATGCACTGCCTGAATCAGCACTAACGCTCCATTCAGTTGATGCAGTTAATACCAGCAAGTCAGATTGGTTAGGCATTAAATGACGGATAGCATTGGCTTTCTGTGCCGCTATCTTAAACCGTAGGGCATCGCTGCCTTGGCTAGGGATAGAATAAGCGATGTTGTAATCAGACGATGACTGCGTGGACCAAATGTTTTGTGGTTGATTAATCGTGCCAGCAAAGAACCGACGTTGTTGATAATAACAAACCGAGGATGGATAGTTATTAGCTGAAGCAAAGATGGTATCGGTAATCGGTAGTGTTTTGGTTAAATCCGCTAGGATATTGTCGTCTTTTAGTGATAGTCCTGATGTCTGACCAATATAGGCATAAGTGCCTGACGCATACTTGTAGACGTTATAGCGAATTGAGCCGGTGACAGCGCTCCAGGTAATCGTGTTGTAATTGCCGGTAATGGTTAAATCATTACTAACGGTATTCGATACGGTTGAAGCTGGCGACTCTTCATAGCCTAGTGAGTTTAATGCGGTTATTTGATATTTAAAATCTTGTACAACACCCACTGTTGGATGTGTGGCGACGACTGCAACACCTGTTGGCGCTATAGTTTGTGAAGCAAAAGGAATAGTCGTTAAGGTCCAGTTGGTATTGGTATAGCGCTTGAGTTCTGCCGGCGGGTAATTAGGATGAACAATAGTAATAACATCGCCCGATTGGACATATTTAATGGTTGCTAAATCCGCTTGCGCATAGGGATTAGGTAGCTCATATAACCCATTACTGGGCATAGCGTACCAATAGGTTGCATTAGGTGGCGCATGAGCAATCATGGTGGCGGCTATGCAGTAATAGTTTGTACCAGCCGATGAGACTAAGTCGCCTTGCACATAACAGCGATTACCGGTGTGGACACCTGACTGCGTACCTGATGTCGATAGACTGGCTATGTCATAGCGTTTAGCGGACAACTCAAAGGTATTTGTTGTTGGATTACGCACATAATAAGTTACGCCAGCCATCAACCCGGTTGGTAATGCGCCAGTAGTAGTGAAGGAGATCGCTGAGTCAGTAGTAAGAGTATGCGCTGTCCAAGTAATAATGCCAGGCGCTGCGCAAGAATGAACGCCAGACTGCGTACCCGATGTGGTTATTGCTGCACCACCGGCTGTCGCTGAGACAGTAAAAGTATCAGTTGTAGGCGCCAGCACATAATAAAGGGTGCCTGCTGTCAGCCCTGTTGGTAATGCGCCTGTGGTTGAAAAAGTAATGGCTTTGTTAGCGGCCAACCCATGCGCTGTCCAAGTGACGACGGCTGGAGCCGCTATCGTCATGGTGACTGTTGCTGTAGATATATTGCTAGTGACCGTTGCAGTAGCGCTTGAGTATGCAGATAGGGATCCTGCTAATAAACTTGATCCTTGCGAGTGGTATCTAAAATAGCCGGCACCCATCTCGATTGCAAATGTTTGGCTGCTCGAGAACGAGAACTGCATTAGCCTGGTAAAGTTAGCCGAGGTTTTAACTTCATTGACGTACTGAAAGCCTGGGCGATTAGACGCTACACCATGTGGCATGATAATAAAGTTACGGCACGTATCTAAACCCGCCTGCACCTTAGAGATGTCAAGCCGCCCAAATAGTTCGCGGGATATTTCACCACCACTAAAGCTACTCTTTAGAACTCTAACATTAGGCACGGGCTGCTATCCCCGCTGGTGCTGGAATCGGGAATACTTTTCTGTTTTGTGAGTCAGAATCTTTGGCGGCCCTCAAAGCCATTGCATAAGCCTGCATACATTTCATGCTGGCTGATACGCCAATATCACCTTTGAGCATAATGCCGGCTAAGTTACTGGCGAGTTTCCATGCCAAAGCATCAATGAATGAAGGGGGAAATACCGCTGTATTTGTTGTGTAAGCTGCGTATTTAAGCATGGCATTCTCTTGGTTAGCGTAGAGAACGATGTTGCCATCCGTATCCGATTCAACAGAATAATCCTGCTGATTACCGTGTGTCGCCAAGCGATTAAGATAACTAGCCTTACTGCCATCACCATAGATGCTGGATGTAGTGGCATTACTGGGAAAACCACCGTAGTTGACATCCCCTACTGCTGTTGAATCATACAAGGCAATCACGCTAATCATGTCGCTAGGTACTTCGTAGCAGTAATCCCATAGACTCGATGGGTTAGTCGTTAATGCCAGTACGACCAGCTTACTATTGAAGCCCCAGTTATGCTCATCCAGTACAGCCGCTAAAGACATTGGATAGAACCGAGCGCAATAGCCGGCTTGGGCTGATTGATCGGGTGGCGAGATACTGACTATATTAGCTTCATCACCTAACCTAGCCAGCGCAAGATTACAAATATCGACGTCTGAACTCATTTAGTTATCCTTATTCCACAATTTTCATAACGAATACCAATTAGCCGCTCCATTGCAAATATAAGTCTTACCTGTGACGGCAGCTAATGTTTCTGTAGTTACTCCATTAAGAGTATTAGTGCTTTGTCTTTGAACAGTAACGGTATTAGCCGATGCGTCAATTCTACGAATTTTAATAGCTGGAGAAACATTAGCACCATAAGCTGCAGCAAGTGGTAGAGTAATGACACAATTTCCTGAGGTTGCATCGACAAGAACAATAGCGTTTGTATTGGTTAACGTGGTTGTTGCAGTAATGGTTGTACTATTTTGCGCTATAGATAAAACTTCAAGACAACCCGTTCCTGTTATTCTAGAAACTTTTAAATTTTCACCCGCAGAACCAGCCGCTCCAATAACAGCCAGCGCCCATTCGCCTTCTATTGTAAGGTTACTTGCGGCTGGACGAGCAATTCGAAGCCCGTTATTATTTCTATT